CTAAACAGAGGAAGTGGTACGACCTCAAGGCCGCGCGCAACGCCGCTGGCAAGACGGTCGCGGAGTTGCGCATCTATGACGACATCGGCTTTTGGGGCACCACCGCCAAGGCGTTCGTCAACGAGCTGGATGCCGTGGCAAAGGACGCCGACGAGATCCTCGTTGCTGTCAATTCCGGCGGCGGCGATGTGTTCGACGGCTTCGCCATCTACAACGCACTGCGCCGCTACAGCGGCAAGGTGACGGCGCGCGTCGATGGCATTGCCGCCTCGGCGGCGTCGCTCGTCGTCATGGCGGGCGACACCATCGTCATGCCCGAGAACGCCATGATGATGATCCACAACGCCTGGACCATCGCCGCCGGCGACGCCGCCCAGATGCGCAAGACCGCCGAGCTGCTCGACAAGACGCGCGACGGCATCGTCGCCGCCTACCGCAACAAATGCGGCCTGACCGACGACGAGATTGTCGCCATGATGGACGCAGAGACGTGGATGACGGCGGCCGAGGCCAAAGATCGCGGCTTCGCCGATCAGATCGAGGCGCCCGTCAAGCTGCAGGCGTCTGTGCGCACCGGAGAACTGCTCGCACGGTTCGAGCACACGCCCGAGGCACTGCTGAAAGCGCTCGAAGCGCCGCCGGCGGAGGCGCCGCAGGCCGCTGCACCGGCAGCACCGGCTGCTACCACACCGCCGCCAGATCCCGGCGCGCTCGCGCAACACGCCTTCGCAGCGTGCCGCGCCGCAGGCCTGCCGCAACTGGCTGAGGCTGTCGTGTCGGCCAGCGCGCTCGCCAGCAACGAAGCCATCGACGCCGTTGTCGCCCGCGCCAAAGACATCGCCGGCCTGTGCACGGCGGCACACCTGCCAGAGCTGACCGCGCAATTCGTCGCCGACGGGCTCAACGCCGAACAGGTCCGCGCCCGGCTGTACGACCGCGTCATGGCAGCCAGCACGACGGGACTGTCGAATCGTCAGCCGCAGGCGGGTTACGAAACCAACGAGCGCAAGACCGGCCCGCACGGCCCAAGCATCTACAGCGCCCGCCGCAAGAAAACGCCTTCGGCTCTCGCCTGAAGCAATCCATTGGAGTCACCCAAATGCAGATCCAAACACAAGGCGTACAGACCGCCGAATTCCTGCTGACCGAAGCCCCGGGCAGCCTCTCGCGCGAGCAGATCGCCGTGGCGGCGGGCGATGCGCTTCCCGCCGGCCAACTGCTCGAGCAGAGCGCGGACGGCACCGGCTACGCCCCGTACGGCACCACGGAAGACGGCAAAGCCGCCGCCATCCTTTACGCACCGCTGCGCGCGTCCGAAACCGTCCGCCGCGCCACCGCCATCGTGCGCCTGGCAGAGGTGGCCGAAGCCCGCCTCACCGGTCTTGACGCCAAAGCCCGTACCGACCTGCTCGCGACCTTCATCGCCGTTCGCTAAGCACCCACTCGAATTCAGGAGAACTCCATGGCTGATATGGCCCTGTTCAATGACGACGCCTTTTCCATGACGGCGCTCACCGCCAGCATCAACGAACTCGAGACGACGCCCTCGCGGCTGGCCGCTCTCGGCCTGTTCGAAGAAGAGGGCATGACCGTCACCACCGCGCAGATCGAGCGTGATGGCGAAACGCTGCAATTGGTTGCTTCGGCAGAGCGTGGCTCGCCCGGGCAAGTGGTTGTTGGCAGCAAGCGGCAAACCATTCCGTTCAACGCCGTGCACTTGCCGGAAATCGCCACCATCAAGGCAGACGAAGTGCAAAACCTGCGCGCCTTCGGCGAAGAGAGCGAACTCGAAGCCCTGCAGACGGTGGTGAGCAAGCGCCTGCAGAAAATGCGCCGCCAGCTCGACGCCACGCACGAGTTCCACCGCATCGGCGCCATCAAGGGCCAGATCCTCGACTCGGACGGTCAGTCCGTACTGGTCGACCTGTTCGAGCGCTTCGGGCTGAAGCAACAGCAACTGCCCATCCTGATCGGCGACGTGCGTTCCTCAACGCTGGAACTGCTCGACATGGTGGAGGACTCGCTGGGCGCCACACCGCACACCGGCGTGCGTGCCCTGTGCGGGCGCAACTTCTGGCGTCAGTTGATGACGTCCAAGGACATCCGCGAGACCTACCTCAACACTCAGATGGCCGCCTCGCTGCGCGGCGACCCGCGCGACACCTTCGACTTCGGCGGCGTCACGTGGGAGCGCTATCGCGGCCGCGTTGGCAACGTCGGGTACATCGGCGACGACGAAGCCTACGCCGTGCCCGAAGGCGTGCCGGAACTGTTCATCACCCGTTTCGCGCCGGCGGACTACATGGAGGCCGTCAACACCAACGGCCTGCCGTACTACGCCAAGCAGGAAGCCGGCAAGTTCGGCAAGGCCGTTGAGCTCGAAGCCCAGTCCAACCCGCTGCACCTGTGCACCCGCCCGCGCGCCGTGATCAAGCTGGCGGCCACAACGGGCAAGGCAGCCTGACATGACGTTTCGGGACCACGTGGCGGATCTCGACACGGCAGTCTTCGAGGCGCTCTCTGACGAGGTGCAAATCGACGGCAAGCCCGACCCGGTGATGGGCATGTTCTATTCACCGTGGCTGGATGTCGAACCCATGCGCGGCCAGCGCTCGGGCCTGCGTGAGCCGTTCGTGATCTTGCGCGATGCCGACGCCGCCGGCGTTCGCCAGCGCACGCGTGTGCAAGCGCTGGGCGACGTGTTCAGCGTCATCGAGCTGCAGCCGGACGGCTCCGGCATGACCAAGCTGATACTGAGGCCAGAACCATGTCCGTCACGTTAAAGGCAGAGCTGGACATTGCCGCAGCGCTGGCTCCGCTTGCAAGCCTTGGCAAAGACGCCATGCGCAATGCCTGGCGCCGCGCGCTGAAGAAGAGCGCCAACTGGGTGAAAGGCCGGACAGCAAAGAAAGTCTCGGCCGAGATGCACATCGCGCAGAAACTGGTTCGGCAGCGTCTCTACTTCTTCTTGCGCAGCGCAGACAAAGGCAAGGTCTGGCTCGGTCTCAACGCCATCGAGGCCCACCGGCTCGGCAACCCGCGCCAAACGCGGCGCGGCGTGTCTGTGGGCCGGCATCGATTCGACAACGCGTGGATCTACCGAAGCAAGCGCGGCAGCCAAAGCGACGGCAAGGTCTTCCGCCGCGTCGGCAAGGCGCGCATGCCCATCGAGGGCGTCAAACTCGACTGGGCAGACAAGGGCGAAGCCGCTTTCAGAAAAGCCGCCGCTGAAATCGAAGCGCGCCTCATGGTCTTACTGGAGCAGGAAGTGAAATACGAAATCCTGAAGGCGACCGGCCGTGCTCGCTGATCTGCAGCAACTGTTCGACGCCGTGGAATCGCACCTCAAAGCGCAATTCCCGGACGTCGCCCTCATCGGCTGGGCACCTGAAATCGAAGACAGCATGCCGCTACCGGCCATCCTGCTGTACGTCGGCGCGCTGCGCCCGGGCACCGACCCCGGCACCGGCCAACCGGCGATCAACATCGTGATCGAGCTGCGCGTCGTTGGCGACCCGACCGAGCCAAACGCCGAGGCCGCCATGTGGGCACTCGCCGCACGGCTCATCAAGGTACTGCACCACCAGACGTGGGGCCTGCCCGTCACCATGGCCGAGCTGGAGAGCGACGGCTTCCACCCAGACGGCATGCGTCCCGATCTCGACGGCTACAGCGTCATCGCCGCTGAATGGCGGCATGAGTTCGACCTCGGGTCGCCCGAATGGGCGTTTGAAGACACCAGCGGCATGACCGTCGATTTCGACATCCAGCCGCGCCACAGCGAGGCTGACCATGGGCTACGAAGCGGGTGAAGCAGACCGGCGCCTGGCGTGCATCGTGCAGGCCGGCGTGATAGCGCAGGTCGACCTCGCTGCTGCCCGCTGCACCGTCAACGTTGCCGACTGGACGTCTGACTGGCTGCCGTGGTGGTCGCGTGCTGCCGGCGCCGTGCGCGAATGGCGCCCGCCGTCGCCGGGTGAGCAGGCATTGCTCGTCTCGCCGTCCGGCTGCCTTGAAGGCGGCTTTGTCCTGGCGGGCTTCTATACGGACCAGCACGGCGGCGCGAATGGTCAATCGTCAGATCTGACCGCCACCGACTACCCCGACGGCGCCCGCAAGCACTACGACCACGCAGCGCACGAGTACCGGCTTGCCGTACCGGAAGGCGGGCAAATCGTCCTGCAGGTGGGCGACACATCGCTCACGCTGCGCGCCGATGGCGCCGTGCTGAAAGCGCCGCAACTGCGTGCCGACGTGCCGGCATCCACCTTCACGGGCAATGCCCTCGTGGAAAAGGCGCTCGCGTTCATGGGCGGCCTGTCAGGGCAGGGCGCTGCCGGCGGCACTGCCGTCGCCATTCAAGGCGGCATCCAAGCCACAGACGACGTGGTGGCCGGCGATGTGTCCCTGCGTGGTCACTCGCACATGGAGCAGGGCGACGGCGCGCCGGTGGGCAAGCCGTTCTAGCTGCAGCACACATCAATCGCAAGGCGGCCACGTGCCGCCTTTTTTCATTGGAGGCACCGTGGCCGTCGTCGGCATGAACAGACGCACGGGAGCGCTGCTCTCGGGCATGGACCACCTCCTGCAAAGCCTGACCGACATCCTGAGCACACGACGCGGTACCCGGCGGGAGCGGCCCGAATACGGCAGCGATCTACCCGACAAGGTGGACTTGCCCATCACGCGCGGCTGGGTTGCCGCCGCGCAGGCAGAAGCGGCACGTGCCATCACACGGTGGGAGCCGCGCCTGCGCCTCTCTCGCGTGCGGGTGGAGGGCATTGAAGACGGCCGGGTGGTCTGGCGTGTCGTCGGTATCTACAACGAGCGGGCCGTCGATCTGAAGGTGACGTCATGAGCGTAATCGACCTGTCCGCATTGCCGCCGCCCGACGTTGTCGAACCACTCGACTTCGAGGCGTCCTACCAGCGGCTCCTCTCGACCTTCATGGGGCTCTGTCCGGAATGGTCGGCCACCATGGAATCTGACCCTGCGGTCAAGCTGCTGGAGCTGCTCGCGTATGTCGACGTGCAGCAGCGCGCGCACGTGAACGATTCCGCACGCTCGACCATGCTCGGCTTTGCCGTGGGCGCCGATCTGGAGCACCTGGCCGCTGGCTTGGATACAAAGCGACTTGTCGCCGTGCCGGGCGACACGGAATCATTTCCGCCGGTGGCGCCCGTGATGGAGTCGGACACTAGCCTGCGCACGCGTGCTCAGGGCGCATTCGAGCGCCTTTCCGTCGCCGGCCCACGCGCAGCCTACGAATTGCATGCCCGCGCCGCAGACGGCCGCGTGGCAGACGCACGGGCCATCTCGCCGGCGCCGGCGGAAGTCATCGTGTCGGTGCTCAGCAATGAAGGGGACGGCACCGCGTCAGACGAGCTCGTCGAGCGCGTGCGCCAGGCGCTCAGCGATGAAGACGTCCGCCCCCTGGCCGACCGGCTGACCGTACAAGCGGCGCGCATCATTCCGTACCGGCTGCGCATCGTGCTGTACCACTACCCGGGCCCGGAAGCGGAGCCCATGGTTGCCGCTGCGTGGGAGCGGCTCAATGCCTACGCGCAAGAACAGCGCCGCATCGGCCGAGACGTGCGCCGGTCAGCCATCTTTGCCGCGGCGCACGTCGCTGGCGTGCAGCGTGTGGAAGTTGCCGAGCCCGCCGAAGACATCATCGTCGACCTGACCGAAGCTTCTTACTGCGCGGGCATCGATGTTGTTGTCGGGGGCGCGGATGAGTGACAAAACGCTGCTGCCCGCAAATGCAACGCCGCTGGAGCGCGCCCTGGCGCAGACCATCCTCACGCTGCTCGACACACCCGTTCCGCTGAATCAGCTTTGGGATGCGGACACCTGCCCCGTGCGGCTGCTGCCGTACCTGGCAAGCGCCCGCTCGGTAGACCGCTGGAATGCCAACTGGCCGGAAGAGGTCAAGCGCCGCGTTGTGCGAAACGCCTTTGGCGTGCATCAGCGCAAGGGCACAGCGGGTGCGCTTCGGCGGGCCCTCGAACCGCTGGGCTATCGAGTGACGATTCAGGAATGGTGGCAGGCGCAGCCACCGGCCCGGCGGGGCACGTTCGCGCTCGACGTTGGTATCGAAAACACGGGCGTCACAGAGGCAACCTTCGAAGAGATCGAACAGATCGTTGACGACGTCCGGCCGCTATCAAGACATCTGACGGGGCTCACGCTCAGCGCAGAGATTGCCGGCCACACCGGCATACACGCCGCCTGCCTGGAGGGCGATACGGTGACCGTGTACCCATACATGCCCATTGCAGTTGCCACAGAAGGTGCCACGCACATCGCGGTCGCCGCACACGTTGTTGAAATCACTACGGTATCGAATGGCTAAGTATTTTGCGACTTTGACGGAGATCGGCGAGGCCAAGATGGCCCGTACGCTCGTCTCCAATACGATGGTCCCGCTCACCGAAATGGCCGTCGGCGATGGAGGTATCGATGGCGGCGCGGATGCGGATGTCATGCCCAGCGCCGCGCAACGCGCACTCGTGCGCGAACGCCACCGGCGGCCGCTGAATCGCCTCGTCCGCGACGAGAAGAACGCAAGCATCGTGATTGCCGAGGTCTACCTGCCCGAAGAGGTGGGCGGATGGTGGTCGCGTGAGCTCGGCCTGTACGACGAAGATGGCGAGCTGTTCGCGGTCGCCAACGTGCCGCCCAGTTACAAGCCGGTGCTCGCAGAGGGCTCCGGGCGTGGACAGTTTTTCCGCATGATGTTGATCCACAAGGCGGCCGGCAACATCGTTCTAAAGATCGACCCGGCGGTTGTGGTGGCAACGCGCGAGTATGTCGACGACGAGGTGCGGGATCTGCGCCTCACGCTCGAGGAGAAGGCCGACAAAGCCACCACCCTGGCTGGTTACGGCATTACCGACGCCGTAACAGTGGCGCAAGGCCTGGCGGCGGGTATCGGCGCAGACCTGAGCCTGACCAACGGGATTGTTGGCGATCTGAACGCGGTGACAGAGCCCGGGGAGTACTACTACAACGCGACGAACAGCAATGGGCCGTCCGTCTATGGCCTGCTGAAGGTATGGCGTGAGCACGGGACCACCGTCTATCAGCTCGCGCATGCAGACACCAATGACGTCTACACCCGCCGCCTGCTGAACGGGGCGTGGGTGCCGTGGCGCAAGCTTGCAGCAACCGACAGCCCCGAGTTCACCGGTACACCGCGCGTGCCGACACCTGCCATTGGCGACAACAGCCTGCAGGCGGCAAACACCGCCTTCGTGCGCGCCTACGTGGCCTCCGCAGTCACTGGTAACGAGGTTGGGCGCATCTTCTTTGAAGTGCGCACGCTGCCCCGCGCGGGTTGCTTGCGGCTCAATGGGGCGTTACTCATGCGCGCTGACTACCCGGAGTTGTTCGCCTATGCGCAGGGCACCGGTGCCATGGTTACCGAGAACGAGTGGTCTGCGAACGCGTGGGGATGCTTTTCCGTTGGAGACGGGGAGTCCACCTTTCGGTTGCCGGAGTTTCGTGGCGAAGGATTGCGGTGCTGGGACGATGGGCGCGGCATCGATGCCAAGCGCGGCGTCGGAACATGGCAAGACAGCCAGAACCGGCAGCACACGCACGCCGGCTCCAGCGCAGCGGCTGGCGATCACGCGCACTTGGCCTGGACAGACGCCCAGGGGTGGCACGCTCACACGGGTTCCACGTCGGTGGGCGGCGCGCATGCCCACGGTATCGGCGGTGGCACGCCCGTCGCCCCGGTGGGCAATTGGTCATACCGCGATGCGGGCAGCAGTTGGTCGGCCACAAGCTCGACCGACGGCAACCACAGCCACACCGTGTATCTCGACGGTAACGGATCGCACGGGCACAACGTTGGCATCGGCGCAAACGGCTCACATAGCCATGTCATCACTATCAATGCAGACGGCGGCACGGAGGCGCGTGCGCAACGTCGCCTTGCTGGCCATGATTCGCGCATTCTGAGGGGTTCACATGCTGATTCACCATTACGACAACCAGACCGGCCAATACTGCGGCAGTCAACTGGCCGACGCTGATCCTCGATCCCCGGGGCGTTGGCTGCTACCTGCCTTCGCAACCGATCAGGTGCTACCGGAGCGCACTGCCGAAACATGGCCATTCTTCCGTGACGGCGCGTGGGTCATGCTGCCGGACTTTCGAGGCAAGGTGCTGTATCGAACCGACACTGGCGAGCAGGCAGAGATTGTCGCGCCCGGTATCCGCCCGCAAGACATCGGGCTGACAGTTGACCCCCGTCCCTCCAATGACCACGTCTGGAAGGACGGCACGTGGCGGTTGTCCGCCGAGCAGGTTGCCAAACGGGCGCGCGACGAGGCGATGGCCACCTTCAATGGAAAGATGGAAATCGCACGACAGGCCAACGCCGGCAA